CACCGCCGTCGAGTGCTGCGGCCACCGACGAGGTCGCGTGGTGCGCCTCTACCTCTCCGAGGAGAAACGCGAGGACGGCGACGTCAGGTGGTGGGACTTCAAGCCTTGCACCGAGTCGCTCCGCGCGGTTCCGGCTCTGGACGGGTGGTCCGTCCGCATCTTCAACGACTAGAGGGTCGTCGTGAACCTCGGAATGATCGTGTGGCTCGCCGGAAGTGCCTTCGTGGCGCTCGTCATTCTCCCGGAGTGTCGGTCGTGGAGATGCGTCGCCGGAGCCGGGGGAGCGTGGGTCCTGTCCGTCGTGGTCGGCGTAACTCTGGGAGCACTGTCGTGACACACCCTATCGTGGCGACCGCGAAAGCTCTTCGCGCGAAGTTTCAGGAGGCTCCGGACTCGTCGTCGAAGAGGTCCGGTCTTCGCTGCATCAAGAACGCGATCTCGAAGGCAGGTCGGGACAGCGACGAGGCTCGTCGGCTCGTCGAGCACGCTCGGTCCTATCTCTCGACGGCGCTCAGGGAGGAGGAGCTGGCGGAGCGGCGTCACAGGTGGTAGTCGGACCGAAATAGGGCTTTCGTCGGCCCCGAGGTTAGCGTAAGGTTCCGGGTGGTTGGGTGTGGACGCCCCAACTCCTCCCTCGCGGCCGCTTCTGATCTTCGGATCGGGGCGGCCGCACCTCCTAGCGGGTCACCTATCACCTCCTAGCGGCGTCCTATCAGTAAAAACTCCGTAAAATCAACAGCCTATCACTCCTAGCGGACCTAGCGTCCGGTTCGGCGTGGATGGGATCTCGCGGCTGGGCTGCTATCGGCATCGCCTAGCGGCTGGAGCCGCACCCTAACGCCCGCACAGGCGCGCATGCGCATGCACACGTGAGGAGGATTAGTGATAGGTGTGATAGGTTGTTGAACTTGCGGAGTAATTTGATGATAGGAGAGTGATAGGTTGGTGATAGGAGAGTAGCGTAACCGCTAGGAACGGAAGGTAGGACGCGGGCGGGGGGCGATGCTTTCTTTGCTTCGTGCGTGAGCGTATAATAGGCGGAGTCGTCGGGTGTTTGGGGGGTCGGTGAGATGGGTGGTTCGTATGCGGATCGACGGGACTCCGACGAGAGGGAGTGGATGCCCAGGTTCAGGGAGAGCAGGGACTCGCCCCCCGGCCTCGTTCCTCTGGACGACGTCCGAGATCACCTCCTCACGGCAGGATCCACACTCGGCAGGATCCAGACTAGGGTTGGTCCGCAGTCGTGGGTGACCTCCGCCTGGAGGGACGCCCTCCCCGACCCCGAGGGCGCTCCGGAACCGCTCTCGAGGCGACGACCCTCCGCAGTCGAGATCTCGCACATGGACTGGGTCCTCGGCTGGCTCCCCCTGATCCCGGACGACCGATACGTCATCCGGAAGATCGTCGCCATGCGGATGCTGATCAACGAGAGGACCGGGAAGCCGAGGCTCAGCTATAAGAATCTATCTGAAAATCTATCGTCGAGTTCCCAGGCAGTCATGCTGTGGCATCGACAGGGGATCGTGACGATCCAGAGGGGACTGGACCCGAAAAATCCGCTATGGGACCGATTTTCCGCTTTACGTTTCCGACGGGACGGGGCATAGTTACGCTTAACCTAGGTTCCGAGCAGCTGGTCGAGATGATCTCCCGGCGCTCGTCAATCCGGGAGGACTCCGTGACCATCTGACCTCCCCTTCAGGCTGACCAATGACCGATATCGCGGACGATCTCGACGAGAAGGGCGTGGCCGACGAGCTGGCCTCCCCGCACAAGAAGATCGGGCGACCCACTCTCTACAGCCCCGAGTTCGACGAACAGGTCAGGAAGCTGTCCCTCCTCGGTCTGACCGTCACCCAGATCGCCAGGTTCTTTGGCGTGTCGCTGTCGTGCCTCATGAACTGGTCCAGGGACTATCCGTCCTTTCGCGCGGCCATGCACAGAGGACGAGAGATCGCGGACGCCGAGGTCGCGGACGCTCTCTACACGAGGGCCATCGGCGGTCGGATCAAAAGGAAGAAGGTCGCCATCAGCAACACCGGAGTTGTCACCGAGCACGAGTACGAGGAGGACGTCCTCCCGGACGTCGGGGCAGCCCAGTTCTGGCTCGGAGCTCGACACGGCCAGCGCTGGCGCGCGGTCCAGTCCCTGCAGCATCTGGACGAGAACGGCGAGCCAATGCGGCCACCGAGCGTGACCGTCGTTGGCCTGGACCCCATGCCGCCCCCGGCCCCCGAGTCCTGACGAATGTCGCTCCGGATCGAGGTCCCGAGCAAGTTCATCCCGATCTTCCAACCCGGACCTCAGTTCAAGGTCCTGCACGGAGGACGAGGCTCGGCGAAGAGCCACACGGTGGCGAAGAAACTCGTTCTGGACGCATACTCCGGGAGGGAGCGGATACTCTGCACCCGCGAGTTCCAGACGAGCATCGCCGACTCCGTTCACAAGCTCGTGACGGATCAGATCGAGGGGATGAAGCTTCGTCCTTGGTTCGACGTGACGAAGAGCTCCATCCGGTGCGTTCTGACCGGCTCCGAGTTCCTCTTCAAGGGACTCCGCCACAACATCGAGGAGATCAAGTCCACCGAGGGCATCACGAAAACCTGGATCGAGGAGGCTCGGTCGGCCAGCCGAAACTCGCTGGACGTTCTCTTCCCGACTATCTTCCGGACCCCGGGAGCCGAGTGCTACATCACCTTCAACCCCGAGGAGGCAACGGACCCCGTCTACGCCGACTTCGTCGAGAAGAGGGACCCGACCGCGCTCGTGATCCAGGGAAACTGGCGGGACAACCGCTGGTTCCCCGAGGGCCTCGAGATGCAGAGGCAGCGGGCCATCCGGCTCGGCGACGAGGATGCCTACGACTGGATCTGGGAGGGTCGCCTCCGGAAGCTGTCCGCAGCCGCGATCTTCCGGAAGAAAGTCTCGTTCGAGACGTTCGAGCCGCCCGAGGTCGTCGACCGGTTCTACTACGGGATCGACTGGGGCTTCGCCGACGACCCGACCGTCCTCATTCGCTGCTACATCGTCGACGAGGTTCTCTACATCGACAGGGAGGTTTTCGGATACGGTGTGGAGCTGGACGATCTTCCGGCGCTCTTCTCGACGATTCCAGGGTATCGCGACTGGCCGATCAAGGCCGACAACTCGCGCCCCGAGACCATCAGTCACGTCGCCCGGAAGGGTGGGATGGCGATCACAGCTGCCCGAAAGTGGCAGGGGTCGGTCGAAGATGGCATCGAGCACCTGAGGTCGTATCGCCGCATCGTGATCCACGAGACGCGCTGCCCGAACATGGCGGAGGAGGCTCGCCTCTACAGCTACAAGACGGACCGTATCTCCGGGGCGATCCTCCCCATCGTGAACGATGCCCACAACCACGGCTGGGACGCAGTTCGGTATGCCCTCGACGATCTGATCGAGAGTGGGGGCGCAGCAGCATCCTGGGCCAACCTCTAGGACGCTCCATTGGCCGACAACCCGAAGAGCAAGAGCCTCGTTCGCGCCGCTCGGGCAGCTGCGAGGAAGACCGCTCCGCCCCCGGTCACCGGACGGAAGTCGTTCGTCGCCCAGGACTCGTTCCAGAATTTCGCTCTCCGCCTCGGAATGGGGACCGGAAACGCGACGATGGACGGGAGCAGCTACGGCTACAACCCGATCTCGCGCAACCGAGCGCTCATGGACTACCTCTATCGGGGGTCCTGGCTGGCGGGAATCGCTGTCGACGCGGTCGCCGACGACATGACCCGCGAGGGGATCGAGTGGACCTCCGGTGTGGACGCCGAGGCTGCCAAGAGGATGGAGCGAGAGTTCAATCGCTGGAGCATCTGGCAGAACCTCTCGTCGACGCTCAAATGGTCTCGACTCTACGGTGGCGCGATCGCGGTCATCCTGATCGACGGCCAGGATCACTCGACGCCGATGAGGATAGAGACGGTCGGCCCAGGGCAGTTCAGGGGCCTCCTGGTCTTGGACCGGTGGATGGTGGAGCCCGACCTCGGGGACCTCGTCACGGAGCTGGGTCCCGACCTGGGGCTCCCGAAGTTCTACCGAGTGGTGAGCGACTCGGCGGCCCTCGCCAACCGGCGAGTTCACCACAGTCGGGTCCTTCGCTTCGAGGGAGTTCAGCTTCCGCACTGGCAGCGCATCGCCGAGATGCTCTGGGGCATGTCCGTCCTGGAGCGGCTCTACGATCGCCTGATCGGGTTCGACGCCGCCACCGCTGGCGTCGTGCAGCTCGTCGGCAAGAGCTACATCCGGGTCGTGAAGATCAAGGGTCTCCGTTCCCTGATCGGGAGCGGCGGGAAGATGCTCGAGAAGGTCTACGAGCAGATCAATCAGTGGCGACTTCTTCAGGGCATCGAGGGCATCACGCTCCTCGACGCCGACGACGACTTCGAAACGAACACCTCGGCCGGATTTTCGGGGGTGGCGGACGTTCTCGTGGCGCTTGGTCAGCAAATCTCGGGCGCCACTCAGGTCCCGCTCATCCGTCTGTTCGGTCAGTCCCCCACGGGCCTCAACTCGTCGGGGGAGAGCGATCTCCGCACATACTACGACGGCATCGCCTCGCAGCAGGAGCGGACTCTCACGGACCCCATCCTGACGGTCGCCAAGGTGATCGCCAGGTCCAAGAAGCTCGACATCGACTGGTCGGAAGCGGACTTCGAGTTCCGGACGCTCTGGCAGCCGACCTACAGCGATCGGATCAACACCGGGGCGACGGCGACCTCGACGATCGCCTCGGCGTTCGCGGACGGTATCGTAGACCAGGCAACGGCGCTCCGCGAGCTCCGGTCGATCTCTCGGGAGACCGGCCTCTGGGGATCCATCACGGAGGAGATGATCGAACAGGCCGAGATGGCGCCACCTCCTGCTCCGGAGGTCATGGGGGAGGGCGATGTGGATGCAGATCCAGAGGAAGACCAACCTCGGACCGGCGCAGCCACGACCTGACTCCGCCCCCGGCCAGCCTCGCCACTCCGCCCGGGACGACGCGGCGACTCCTCGGCAGCGCCGAAAGCAGAAGGAGCGGATGCTCCAGAGCCCCCGTCGGGCGGAGCTGTGGTATTCGGTCCAACTCCGGAAGATCGCCCGGATCGTGGGCGGGATCGCCGGAACCATCCACGAGCCAGTCGCTCTGCAGGCGGCGCTCCGAGCATACTCGGTGACGCTCCGCCCCTGGGCGACTGCGGTCGCCGCGAGGATGCTGGCCGACGTCAACCGTCGGGACGCCACGATGTGGCAGAGGCTGTCCCGGGACATGGGCGCAGCCATCCAGGTCGAGGTCGAGACTGCTCCGACCGGAGCGCGGCTCCGGGAGCTGATGGTCGAGAACGTGGGCCTCATCACGTCGCTGCCAACGGAGGCCGCCCAGAAGGTTCACGAGGCCGCGATCAAGGGTCTGGAGGGCGGCTCCCGCGACGACGTGCTCGACGTCATACGGGAGCTGGGTCAGGTCACCGAGAGTCGGGCCAAGTTGATCGCTCGGACAGAGACGGGCCGAGCCGCGACGTCTCTGACCCAGGCGCGAGCCGAGGTCATCGGGAGCGATGGTTACATCTGGCGGAGCGCCGAGGACGCCGACGTCCGGAAGCTCCACAGGAAGCTGAACGGGAAGTTCTTTCGGTGGGACGAGCCGCCGGTCTCCGGCGAGCGGGGCGAGCGGTCTCATCCGGGTGCCATCTACAACTGCCGATGCTACCCGGAGCCGGTCATCCCGCCCGAGCTGGAGAGGAAGTGATGACGATCCACATCCACGTTCATGGCAGGGACGCCGACGAGCCGACGGCCCGACGCCTGTCGACGGTGCACGCGAACAGAGCGGACCGGCTGGAGGGATCCGTGTCCCCGGCGCGGGGAAGCCGAAACCGGGGGACCATCGCCCCGGACGACGACGAGCGCGCGTCCAGAGGTCACAACGCCGCGATGGAGACGTTCCATCAGGCAGCGGAGTCCTACTCCAAGGCGTCGGCAGCTCACCGATCGGGCGATCGAGAGGCCGGGGATCGCCATCACTCGCGAGCCGAGAGCCTGATGGCGAGAGGCAAGCGAATTCGGGCCTCTCTGGGCTATAAAAGACCGTAGCTCCGGGGGCTGCTGATGCCGACTCACGTCCACGTTCACTGGAAGGAAGAGGATCACCCCAGGGCGCGTGGTGGTCAGTTCTCGAAGACTCAGGGCGGAGGGGCTCCAGTCGACGCAGGTCGTCGGACCCCGCCCGAGGCCGCTCCGAAGGATCTGGACGGAGCGAAGCTGGAGATCCGCAAGTCGTTGGGGGCCTCGCGGGGTCCAGTGACGACTCTGAAGCTCGCTCAGCGGACCGGGATCGAGAGAGGACTCCTCGCCGACGCGTTGAAGGATCTCCAGGCACGAGGCGTCGCCGTTCAGACGGGCTCCGGGTGGGTCCTGAAGACTCCCGGCGGATCGCCTCCGGCCGGTCCACCGCCCGCTCCGCCCTCGGGCGGTGGACCGAAGACCCCTCCGATGGGAAAGACGCCCATCGACAACTCGATGATGGTCGGGAAGTTCTCGCAAGAGCAACTCATGTCCGACCAGTATCAGGGAATCCGGACCATCGTCCGGACGCGCGGAATGGGGACGAGCGTCATGGGCCCCGCGCTTGGGACTCTGGCCCACGACCTCGAGTCAGAGAGGACGGAGGCCTTCGACGCTCGGACCGTTCGTCTTCAGGACGCTCGTCTGGAGATCAAGAAACTCAATCGTCAGCAATTCGACAACAAGTATCGGGTCAACGCCCGGCTGAATTTCGACGGGTCGCACTCGCCGGAACTCCGTCAGCACGTGGAGGACATCGACGACACCAGCCGACTGATCTGGGCAGCGCTCCCGAAGAAGGTTCGTGACGTCATCACGAAAAACGAGCCGATGCAGCTTCGATCGGGCGGAGTGCTCGGGTATGTCGGGCCGGACGGGAACCGGTCCGAGGCGCTTGGTCTCCACTGGAACGAGACCCGGCATGTCACGGTCGCGCCCGGACGGCACGACGCCAAGACGTATTCCCGGATCGGGATGGCGTCCCTCAGCTCCACACCGTGGGGTCAAAGAAAGACCGCCGAGATCGACAAGACGTTCACTCACGAGGTCGGTCACGGTGTCGATCACAATACCGGATACGGCGGATCCGCCGCCGTCCGGTCAACGTATCGCGACGAATACCGTCGGGCGATGGATGCGCTCCGAGCGAGCGACATGAAGGCTCACGCCGACACCATCGCGAAGTATCACATGTCGAACTCCCGGGAGGCCTTCGCCGAGTCCTTCGCGGTTCTATTCAATCCGGTCGGTCGTCCGGAGGAGAAGTCCTACTTCTGGGGTCTCACGCGAGACGAGGCTCTGATGATGTTCCCGGAGACCATCGGACGGACTCGGGACTACTGCGCCAGCCACGGGATCTTGGTCGGGAGCGAGCGATGAGCGAGTCGGAGAGCAGTCCGGAGCAGCGGTTCCGGGCGCAGGACGGATTCCTTGCATACTGGCTGGATGGTCGGTTCCGGATGAGTCAGATCCTCGGCGGAACCGTCTACCCACTTCAACCCGGACCGGAGGACCACCTCCGGATCGCTCCGGGGTTCTACTCGCCCGACGGGCGCGTTCTAGAATCTTTTCCTCGCTGACCCACGGGAGACCCCGAATGATCCGCCCTCGCCTCCTCTGTCTCGCCTCGTCGCTGCTGGGTATCCTCGCCCTGACCGTTGCGGTCACGACGCCCCCCGGCCACGCTCAGACCTATCCGACGGCCAACCCGACCTACATCCCCCAGGCGCTGCTCGCGTCCCAGACCCTGACGGCCACCGGCAACACCACGACGTTCAACGTCAACGGCGTCGAGACCCTCTACATGCGGGTCGGCGGCACGTTCTCGGCGCTGACCGCCACCGTCCAGGGGTCCGAGACCCGCGCCGGCACGCCGACCTGGACGAGCCTCCCGGCGGTCCTCGTTGGGGGCTCCCGCCGCCTGTCGGTGGCCGGAACGGGTCTCTATCGCGTCAACGTCTCGGGCCTCGCCGCCATCCGCGTGAACGTCTCCGTCCTCACTGGCACGGACGTGACCTTCGCGTTCTCCGGCGGCTCCGGCGGCTCCGGCACGGTCCTGGCGGCTGTCCCCGCGACCTACTCGGCGTCCGCCGTCGGCGTGACCACCGCCGCCTCCGCCACGGATATCGTGACGATCACCGGCTCGGCGTCGGCCACGATCCACGTCAATCGCATGCAGTGCTCCGGCACCAGCACCGCCATTGGCGCTGGTCTGCTGAACGTGATCCGCCGCTCCACCGCCAACTCCGCTGGGACCTCGTCCGCTCTAACCGCCGTCACCCACGACACGACCAACCCGACGGCGTCGGCGACGCTGCTGAGCTACACCGCCAATCCCACGCTTGGCACCACCGTCGGGACGATCCGCACGGCGGTGCTGAACACCACCCCGACGGGGACGACGACCTACTTCGCCGGCCCGCTGGTGTTCGACTTCTCGGGCAGCCCGATCGTTCTTCGCGGCACCACGCAGGTCCTGGCGATCAACGGGAACGGCGCGTCCCTGCCGGGTGGCACGGCGCTGAGCTGCTCGGTCGAGTGGTCGGAGCAGTGATCCCTCGGGATATCTGACGACTGGAGGTCCCCTGTGCAGACATATCTTCCCGGTTCCGGCGGCATCGATGTTCTTGGGACTGGTCCCGGACTCGTCGTGCCCCTGACGGACCCGAGCGGAACGATCGCCCAGGGGACCTCCGTCGAGAGCGGAGCGACGCTCTCGACGGGCTTCATCAAGATCCCTGGTATGTCGAATGTGGCCCTCGGGGTCGTGTTTGACGGTCCTGTGACCAACATGACGTGCACTGTGGACTTCTTCGTTGGCGAGGGGACCTGGCCGGTCGACACGCAGTCGTTCGCGGTTACGGATGGCTCGCCGAGTGTCCAGAGCTTCCAGCCGACGTCGACGTTCGACACGATCCAGGTGTCGTTGACCAACAATAATCCCACGCTCTCCGATCCGGATGTCGTCCTGGAGGCTCTCTCCCTGACAGCCAGCACGGTCGCCACGGCTGCCTCGGTCGGTCCGCCGTCTCCGTCCCCGAGCAGCATGCCTCGCGTCACGTTCTCTGGGAGCTACCTTCTCACGAGATCCGACATCGGTTGCCTGGTGGAATTCATCGGGGCGGGCGCGACGACGATCACCATTCCGTCCGCCAGCGTTCTTGGTGAGAACTTCTGGTGTATCCTGAAGCACTCCGGGACAGGAACGACTGGTGCTGCGCAGACTCTAACGATCAACGGGACTCTGGACGGCGTCGCCACGTCGGCCGTCTATCCAGGAGACACCCGGATCATCCAGAGCGATAGCATCGAGACCACCAGCACCCTCCTCGCTGGTGGGCGACTGATCCTCACCTTCTCCGACAGTCCCTACAACTACGTTATCCCGACGGCCACGAAGTGGCACGGAGTGGATCTGTGGGGCGGTGGCGGCGGCGGTGGCGCTGGATTCATCGTTGCGGCGGGAACTGCGTGCAGCGGTGGCGGAGGCGGTGGTGGCGGCGGGAGGCGGACGTCGCAGTTCGCCAAGACGGCCCTCGGCACCCCTGGATCGACCATCGCCTGCGCGATCGGCGCGGGGGGCGCGGGCGGTGCCGTGTCGGGCGCTGCTGGCGCCCAAGGCGGAACGTCGAATTTCGGGACCCTGCTGTATGCCTATGGAGGTGGGGGTGGTGCCGACGGAGGTGCCTCCCGCAGCGCTGCCGGCGGAGGCGGCGCGGGGCTGGGAGGCTCCGGATCAAGCGCGGTCGGGGCGGGATCTGGTGCCGGAGGCATTCCCTTTGGTCCCGGAGGTGGACCGGGGGGTGCTGCCGGAGGCTCGGAGCGCGTGTCGGGCGGCGGAGGTGGCGGGACAGCCAGCGGAGCGATTGGGCAGGCTGGCGGCAACTCGGGAAATTCGGGCGGTGGCGGAGGATCCGGCGGTGGGATCTCCATCGGGAGCGGGACGTTCAACGGAGGCGGAACCAACTCCCCCGTCGTTGCGACGACGCTTGGAACTGGCGGCGGTGTCGCACCAGGCGGCGCAGGCACTGCTCCCCCAGCGTGGGCCGACGGTGCTCCGGCGTCCCAGGGTGGACCGGGCGGCGCCTCCGCCACGGTCGCGAACGGAGGCGCGGGTGCTGCTGGCCAGACTCCGGCCGCAGGCGGTGGTGGTGGTGGGTCCACCCAGACTGGGTTCCTCGCTGGTCCGGGCGGAAACGGTGGGGACGGTCGTCTGACGATTCTCTACGGCTGAGGAGGACATCGTGCAGGTAAAGATCGGAACCGGCTCCGTCGACATCGTCGGGGTGGGCCCGAAGCTCCTGTGGGAGCCCTCCTACCCCGTCGGCGACATCGCGGTGGGGGCGGAGATCCCGGTCCTGGGGATGCTCGACTCGGGCTGGATCGTCGCTCCGGGATTCTCCCGCGTGTCTGTCTTCCTCGTGGTCTCGGGCGCCGAAGGGGCGGTGGTTGCAGACTCCTCCCCGGAGTTGGACGGGCTCTTCGAATACGGGTCCCCAACTCCGATCGCCTTTGCCGTCGACACGCCCGTCGAGCTCCCGTTCGACCTGACCGGACGACCGGTCAGGTCGGTCCGAGTCCAAATCTACAACACAGACGTCACTCCCGGAACCGTCGACGAGCTCCGGATCATCTTCACCTGACGACGGAGCGCGCCGTGGCCGGTCACATTCATGTTCACATCGTTCGCGACGACCTTCCGACTCGGGAGCTGGACGTCGCGAGCGCTCGGCGTCGGGTCGCTCGGTCCTACGAGAACCGCGACGGGACCTCGCTCTACGGGGATCCGAAGGATATCCCGGCTCGCTCGGAGCGCGGAGCGAAGTTTCACCGGAACGCGGCTGCCGGGCTCCAGAGGTCGGATCTTCTCCGCACCACCGGAAACATCTCCAAGGACGACCGGGGGATGACCCGGATGGATCACGTCCGGGCGGCGGGCCACTTCGAGAGTGCTCTCCGCGCCCACAAGGAGGGTCGCGCCGAGGAGGCCAAGAGCCACTTCGAGCGCGGGATGAGCGCCGGACGTCACTTCGGTCGCTCCAAGAGCGTCCTGGACGCCGCACTCGCCCCCCGGGACGCGATCCAGCAGTTCCTCGCCACACGCGGCACGAACCAGCCGTCGGCCGTCGAGCAGCTCCGCGCGAAGAAGAAGAGGGAGGCTGCGGTCCTCCAGAGCGACGGAGTCTCGACGGCTGGCGTCGACAAGAAATCGGCCCACGAATTCGCCGCCAAGAGGGCGTGGAGTCTGTCCCAGTCGGCGGACCACGCCGGAGCGGCCCACTCGGCTCGGCAGGTCTACGGGAAGCACATGGCTGCGGCTCGCGCGCATGCCGGCGGCAACATGGCTGCCGCCGCCAAGGCGACCGAGCGTGCGAACATCGCGGTCCAGGAGCATAACAACGCCTGGCCGCGCAACCGGATTCTTCATGGGCAGGTCCACGACATCCGTGCTCGAGACCTTCGGGAGGAATCGTCCTCGGGTCGCTGGGCCGTGGTGAACAACCAGAAGAACGGCAAGTCCGTGATCGTGAAGAACCACCGGGGCGAGGAGCACTTCGACCGCGCTGGTGCGGAGGCTCACCACGCCAGCATCAAGAAGATGAATCCGCGCATGGACCTCGACATCGTTCCCCACTCGGGGAGCGTTGCTCGGGAGCCGGCCTCCGCCGCGACCCGGTCGAGGATGAACGCTCTTCGAGGCCAGCGCCTTCGTCGCTGACGGAAAACCTCTTTCGTCGAAAATGCGTCCCTGCAAGAGTAACGTTGTTGGCGCTGGGGTCGGACCCCTCCCGCGCAATGTCTCTCATCTGTGGTCCGGAGTGATGCCATGAATCTGATCCATGCCTCCAAGGTCCGCCTCGGTGCAATGAGCCCCGCGCTCGCGAGCTCCAAGGTCATGCTGGGCGCCGCCGTCGGCGACGAGTCCACCGGCGACCTGCCTCGCTCCACCGTGAAGATCGCCGACACCGCCCAGGCCCACGCCGCGTCCGCCGCCCTGCGCGGCTGATCTTCCCCGCTGTTCGACGAGGACCCCGTTCGGGAGACCGGGCGGGGTTCTGAACGACTACCGGAGCTCGCCGTGGTTCACGCTCACATCCACGCCGGGAACCGGCGAGTTCGGAGTCGGGACTAGACGACTCGGAGTTGCTCATGAAATTTTACACGAAGGACCGACTCGGTCCGAGGCGGACACTGACCCCGGAGGGGTTCCTCGTCTGCCACGACGCTCCGATCGCTCGGACCGGGGAGCAGATCTACCTCGCCAGCGAGTTTCCTGGTGTGGAGTCGCGCTCCGGTCAGGTCGTCGCGCTTCGGGACGAGGACCAGGTGTTCCGACCCGAGACGATGATGTCTTTCGAGGGGAAGCCACTCGTCAACGATCACCCCAAGAGCGGGGAGAACGTGGACCCGACGAACTGGCGGCGACTCGCCATTGGCCACGTCCAGAACGTTCGTCGGGGTGTTGGGGATCAGTCGGACCTCCTCGTCGGGGATCTGGTCGTGACGGACGCGGACGCGATCCGCGACATTCAGGCTGGGAAGCGAGAGCTCTCGGCAGGCTACGAGATGGACCTCCGGCCGATCGCCCCCGGCCGAGTCCGCATGGTCGACATCGTCGGCAACCACGTGGCGCTCGTCGGCCAGGGACGGTGCGGAGCGCGCTGCAGCATCGGAGATAGCAGGATGACCCTCAGCCTTCGCGACCGTATCCGGCGCGCATTTTTCGGCCGCGACCAGAGCGAGCTGGAGGATGTGTTGAAGGATGTTCCCGCCGACCCCGCCTCAGGGGCCGACCCGAAGACGGACGGCAACGGCGACGGTCGGCGAGACCCTCTCGACGACACTCACATTCACATCCACATGCCGGGCGAGTCCGGCGAGGATGGTCCCATCGTGGGCGATCCGACCGAAGGAGACGACCCGATGCACGATGACCCGACCGGCGCCGAGGGACTCATGGAGCGGCTGGACCGCCTGGAGTCCGCCGTCGCGGCGCTCGTCGCGACGAAGGGTGGTGGGGAGGAGCCCAACGAAGGCGATCCGAGCGAGGGCGACCAGGGTGGCCGGAGTAACATGGGTCCGGAGGACGAGAACTACGACGAGGACGGTGCCGAGGGCGACCCCCCGAGCGAAGGTGGCGAGAAGGACGAGCCCGACGGCCGCGCCCGCGACTCCGCCTCCCTGCAGAAGCTGTTCGACGACACCGTCTCCCGCGCCGAGATCCTCTCTCCTGGCATTCGCCTCCCGGTGTTCGACAGCGCTGTGGCGCCGAAGATCACCCGGGACCGGATCTGCGCCCTGCGCCGCCGGTCCGTGCTCGCGGTGGCGGACGGCGCCGCCAAGGAGGTCATCGACGAGCTCGCCGGGGGTCGGCCCGTTCGGTCGATGGCCTGCGATGCCCTGGGCATCCTCTTCGTCGCGGCGTCCCGTCGCGTCCGGGACTCCAACAATCGCCACGTCGTGTCCCGTGCCGTGGCACACGACGGCAAGATCGTCGGTGAGAACAAGGGTCCGCCGACCAACGCGGAGATGAACAAGCGCAACGCCGAGTTCTGGGCCGCGCGCAAGAACGTCTTCGCGAACCGGGGCTGATCCAACCTCAACGACCGACAGGAGAATACTGCAATGGTCGCCTTCCCCTTCCGTGCGCCGTCGGGCATCCCCGGCGACGTCAACCGCATCGCTGCCGGCGCGACGATCGAGCCGAACTTCCAGCACACCACCGCCCCAATGACCGCGTATGGTCGCGCGGCCAAGCTGTCGGCTGGCGGTGGCATGACGCCGATCACCTCCGGCGATACCTTCGCGAACGTCTACGGCATCTCTGTCCGGGCCTTCCCTGTCCAGCAGCAGTCGGCCACCAACTATGGCCAGACGGGCCTGGGCTCGGCGACTCCGCCGGAGACCGGCGCCATCGACATCCTGAAGCGGGGCTACATCAGCGTCCGCCTCTTCGGGACGACCTCGGCCTCCAAGGGTGGCGCGGTCTACATCTGGACCGCCGCCAGCTCCGGCGCCAACACCCAGGGTGGGTTCGTCGCGGCGAACCCTGGCGGCAGCGGGTTCCAGGTGACGAACGCGTACTTCACCGGTGCGGCGGACGCCGACGGCAACGCCGAGATCGCCTACAACCTCTGATCCGTCAACCAACCCTGCCGACCGCGCTCGTCTGACGGAACCGGCAACAGGAGAATCCACCATGCAGGTCTTCGACCGCCGCGTGATCGACAGCACGGGCGCCTTCCTCAACGGCGAGCTGGAGCGGCTCGACCCCAAGCTCCACATGCCCCTGACATCGGTGTTCTACACCCGGGACATCGACCTCCGCGAGGACATCACGATCGCCGACGACGTCTCGTCGTTCACGGTCTCGTCCTTCGCCGGGACCGGCGGCATGACCACGACCGGGAAGTCGTGGATCAGCCGCGAGGCCAACGCGGTTCCCGGGGTGAGCATCGACATCGCCAAGACCCCGCACCAGCTCTACCTCTGGGGTAAGGAGGTCAAGTGGACCATTCCCGAGCTGGAGGCCGCCCAGAAGCTCGGTCGCCCGATCGACGCCCAGAAGCTGGAGGCTCTGAAGATCCTCCACGAGATGGAGTCGGACGAGATGGCCTACGTCGGCGACGGCGACATGGACACGGTGGGTCTGGTCAACAACGACGCCGTCGTCATCCCGGCGGCAGTTCCGGCGGGGGTCAGCGGCAGCACCAGCTGGGCCCAGAAGACCCCGGACGAGATCCTCGCGGATCTCAACGAGGCACTGACCTCCGCTTGGTCGCAGGCAGCCTGGGCCAAAACCCCGAACCGCGTGCTGATGCCGCCGCTGCAGTTCGGCTACGTGGCGACGACGAAGGTCTCGAGCGCCGGCGATCGCTCCATCCTCCGCTACCTGATGGAGAACAACGTGGTGGCCCAGCAGCAGGGCGAGCTGGAGATCTACCCCAGCAAGTGGCTGATCGGTCGCGGCGTGGGCGGCACCCCCAAAGTGGAGGGGACCGTGGACCGGTTCGTGACCTACCACAAGGACCAGGACGTGGTTCGGTTCCCGAAGACCGCGCTGGCACGGACGCCGGTGACCTACAACAGCATCTGGCAGTCCACGACCTACTTCGGTAAGATGGGCGGCGTGGAGTTCGTGTATCCCGAGACGGTGGTCTACCGCGACGGGATCTGACCGGCGGGGCGGAGCCTTCTCGGGCTCCGCCCGGTCAACGAAATTCATCCAAGGGAGGCACAGTTGCCGGACGTCTATCTGCGACACGCCGTCGCCATCATCAGTGGCGGCGTGAAGACGACCTACGAGAAGGGGCTCAACTCCGGCCTCTCCGACGAGGTCGCAGGCCACTTCATGATCCGGGGGGCGATGCGCCCGCAATTGGTGGCGAGTGTGACGCTGCCGGTCGCCAACACGGCACCCGACGCGGCGCAGCCCAACCTCCCGTTGGAGCCCGCCCCGGCCGGAGCCCAGGCGTCCGATCCGCCCCCGGCCACCCCGGTCCCGCCCCCGGAGCCTCCTCTCGCCCAGGATCCGCCTGAGGAGCCCAAGGCCGAGGAGCCCAAGGTCGAGGAGGCTCCGCCCCCGGCTCTGGCTCCGGCTCCGAAGAAGAAGTAACCAGCAGGCCGGAGGGAGGCCCCGATGACCGTCGACGAGTTTCGGGCCGAGTATCTTCCCTTCACGGACGTCGCGATCTACCCTCCAGATCGCGTTCAACGATGGCTGGACAGGGCCGATCGTCAGATCCGCCCCGCAGCCTGGGACGATGACACCCGACACTGGGCGATCGGACTCTGGGTCGCCCACCAGTTGGTGATGGAGCAGACGACGATCGGTCAGGCCGACGCCGGAGGCCTCCCTGTTGGGACGTCCGGAAGGGTGGCGAGTCAGTCGGTCGGTGGAGTCAGCGTCAGCCTCAACCTCGGGTCGATGGACGTCGCAGGCGCCGGAACTTACAACGCGACAGCCTACGGCCAGCAGTTCTGGGAGCTCCTCCAGATGGCAGGGGCAGGCGGGGGGTTCGTCGGGTGAGCGGTTCCCGTCGTGGAACGTCAGTCGTCATGACGGCCGATCATCTCAAGGGTCTTGTTCGGACGACGAGATACCTCACTGGCCGAGAGATCCTGGTTGGCGTTCCGGAGTCGTCCACGTATCGACCTCAGTCCGGGATAAATAACGCGACCATCGGATACCTGAACGAATTCGGCTCGGAGGCCATGAACATCCCTCCGAGGCCGCATCTCGTTCCGGGAGTCCAGATGGTGTCGGACAGGATCGTCGCCGTCATGAGGAACGTCGGTCGCGCCGCGCTCCAGGGACAGAGGCAGACTGTCGACGCTGGCCTGAACGCAGCGGGTCAGATCGGAGCGTCCGGGGTCCAGAGAAAGATCACGATCGGTCCGTTCGTCCCGCTTGCGGAGCGAACGCTGAAGAGCCGACTCCGGAGAGGCAGGCACGGGACACGACCTCTCATCGACACAGGGGCGTATCGCCGCTCCATCACGTATGTTCTGAGGGAGCGTCGCGGTGGCACAGATTGACGTCTCCCCGTTCATCGGGTCCCCACTTTTCATCTCGACTCCGCAGAACCGGATCGGTGTCCTTCGCTCTCGGCAGAACGTGGATGCGAACGGCTTCCTGACGGAGACGGATCGGGTCGTCGTTTCCATCACGGCCATCGTTCAGCCAGCGTCCCCTGCAACCATCAAGAACCTGCCCGACGGCATGCAGGTCAACGCGCTCATCGAGATCTGGACGGTGACGAAGATTCTTCCGCCAGATAACAAGAGGAGCGGGGACATCCTGCTCTGGCAGGATCGCCGGTGGATGGTCCGGAACGTCAGGGACTGGTCCGGGTGGGGCCGTGGCTTCTGCCACGCTGTTGCCGAGCAGATCGGGACGACGGAGGAGCCCGAGGGCGACCCCAGGTGGAACGAGTTTCGGTGGGACGACGGATCCCGTTGGGGGTGACCTATGGCTATTGATCCCGGTTCCTTTGCTCGGGCCGACGACGTCCTGGCGGAGCTGGCTGCTCGCCTTCTGAAGTCCTCCAATCTGTCGGATCTTCCTGACAAAGCAGCGGCACGAGCCAGTCTTCAGCTTGGGTCGATCGCTCTGCAGAGCGCGTCCTCCGTCGCCGTCACGGGGGGCTTGATCGACGGGACCTCGATCGGCTCCGTGACCGCTGCACCTGGTCGCTTCTCGATCGTCACTGCGACAGGTGACGTAACGGCGCAGGGCACGAGTCACTTCTGGACGAACAACGGAGCCAAGGTCGTTCGGCTCCGGGATCGCGTCTTCGTCGGTGGGGCAACCGTCAACGACGGGGCCAAGCCAAACGTCGTTCCAGACTGGCTCACGGAGCTGGTCAACTGGCCGG